CGGCATAAACTGGGGAGACGCATCTCCCCGACCCAATCTTTATATGTTGACAAGGAGGCTTTATGCCAGGTATTATAATCGCAATGATCTTAGTAGGAACTGTACTTGTAAAAGACAGTAACCGAAAATTAGACGAAAGATGTGCACAAGAAGTTTTAGATGGGATCGCAGAATCCCACCAAGAATGTCGTAGGTACTACACGTCTAAATAAATTAAGGTTCATGTGAGATCAGGACTTTATTATGAGACGAAATAATATTTTTTATGTGTTTGGTTTGCAACGAACCGGCACTGTGTTTGTGGAAGAGTCGTTCAAGGCAAACAATCAGCATTGGAATATGGGCAATAAAGAATTTGCAGATGTACAAAACTGGGGCAAACCTTGGAAACATTTGATAGATTTAGAAGTCCTTAAGCCAGAAGAATGGAAAACTGTTCCAACCCTTGTGGTAATTAAAAATCCGTATACATGGATCGAATCTATTGTATACAGAGAACCTATAGATTTCTTTGATACTCAACCAAGATATGACGAATTAAAAACCGATGATGAATCTTGGCACGTTGAGGGTATCGACGTGGGAGCTTTAGCAACTATCTGGAATGAGTTTTATAAGAAATGGGTCATCAAAGATATTCCATGGCTAGATTTCGAAAATGTATGGATATTTAAATATGAGGATTTGATTACCGAGGGCACCGGTGAAGTTATTTTCAAAATGATGTTGGACAAATTTGAAGTGCCGATGTCAGCACCAATGTGGAGAAAAAGCTTGGCAGCCATTCGTCCTATGGACCAAGTGTTGTTAATCCCACCTGGCTTTTTGGCTCACCAATTTGCAGCTGATTTCACATGGGAGAGAGCACAATACTACAGGAATCAATTCCCAATGCAATTACCCCAAGAAATAGTTAAAATGATTTCAACAAAATTAGATACCGAATTAATGATCAAGTCAGGATATCATATAATATAATAAATGTCTTGACATTCAGGTCGCCACCTGATATAATAACAGGAATAACCAAATGACCGACGAGGATCCCTATAATATGGTAGTAGCAATGACGCCCGAAAAAATACATCACGCGATATCTAATATGATATCAAATGGTGTTCCTTATATTGATGCTCTGTGCGAGTATGCAGAAAGAAATAACTTGGAGATCGAATCAGTAGCCGACGTGGTAAAAAAATCTTCTATTCTAAAAGAAAAGCTTAGAACAGAGGCGGTTAAATTACGTATGGTACAAAAAGATGAAGCCGATATCACCGACATATGCTAATGAAGAAGCGTATTCTGCGTATATCAGATATCTCGCTCTTAAAAAACATTTTACGACAGATCAATACGATTTTCATAAATATAATGGCAAAGTCAAGGCGTCTTACGAGACGTTTCGAACGCGCAATGATACATTCTACTTTCGGAAGTTGACAAAACATCCCGACTGGCAGAACGTTTTACTGGCAAACCTTTTGGTGAAACCAGACACTTGGATTAGAGATATAGTAGAGCCTGAAGGGGCTCGTATCTATACCGAATGGCTCAAGAGAATTGAATCACTCGGGTATCTATTCCAATCCGACCTGAAGTCGCTCAATGAGGACTACAGGGAGAACTTTATATCACATGAAGGACAACACCCCTACATTATGACACTATTCTTACAGAAGAAGATATCGTTAGAGACATTTACGATATTAGCTCATCTGGCGAAAATATTTACGTATTGGGACGAGAAAGTGGTTGACAAGTTCGTAGCTTCTGATATAATAAGAAAATCAAGAAAGTATAAACCCTTCCTTGATTTTGAACCAAAGCGATTCTCTGACTATGTCAAGAATCACTTTTTATTATGAAATAAAACGCAATACTAAAAATACATCGCTATACGAAGGAGAACAACCTATGGCACTTAACGACTTTTCAGCACTGAAAAAGAATCGTACAAAATCACTTGATAAGCTCAATGCCGAGCTAGACAAGTTATCCTCAAAGACCTATTCAGATCCAAATGAAGGTAAATTCTGGAAACCCCAACGAGACAAGGCTGGTAATGGATTTGCAATCCTGCGCTTCTTGCCTGCTCCTAAGGGTGAAGAAATGCCATTCGTACGTATCTGGGACCACGGCTTTCAAGGCCCTACTGGTTTATGGTATATTGAGAACTCCCTAACCACTCTGAATCAAGATGATCCGGTATCAGAATACAACTCTAAGTTGTGGAACACTGGACTGGAATCAGACAAAGAAGTGGCTCGTAAACAAAAGCGTCGTCTCAAGTACATCGCCAATGTTTATGTGGTAAAAGATTCTGCAAACCCGCAGAATGAAGGACAGGTATTCTTGTATCAATTTGGCAAGAAGATCTTCGATAAGTTGAATGATTTGATGAACCCATCTTTTGAAGATGAGGCTCCAGTGAATCCTTTTGATTTTTGGGAAGGTGCAAACTTCCGATTGAAGATTCGTCAATTTGAAGGATACCCCAATTATGACAAGTCAGAGTTTGATGCTCCTGAAGCCTTGTCTGATGATGATGATGTCTTAGAAGATATCTGGTCAAAGCAACATTCTCTCCAAGAATTGCTTGACGAGAAAAACTTCAAGAGATATGATGAATTGAAGCAGAAATTATATCGTGTACTCGATCTTGGTAATGCTCCATCTGCCGATCCTTTCAATGAAGAGCAAGATGATGTGCTTGATCTGTCTTCGTCTATGAAATCAGAACCAGCTCCGGTGATGGTCGAAAGTGTAGCCACATCTGTCGTCGATGATGACGATGATGACGATCTTTCTATCTTCAAGGAATTGGCCAAAGGCTAACCTGATGGGGGCAGCAATGCCCCCCTTTTTTAAAGGAGAATCACTATGGCTATTGTCAACGATCCCTTGACGTTTGATTTTGGCTTCACTGCTGTTGATGAAAATGAACTGGAGGCAGTTCGTGTTGCACAACAATCTGCAGAAAGTTTGTCATCACAGCTGGAAACGGTTGACAACCGCGCGAAAATGTTATATGATAGTATCATACCTTTAATCAATAATTTGAAGAACAATCCTGAAAAGGACTACATTTATTGGCCAAATCGGTATGAGAAGTTGGATGCTTTCGCCGACCGACTATATGAAATCATGAACGGAGAGAATACATGAGTCTAATGGACAAAATGCTCAAAGCAGGAACTGTCAAACACTCAGCTGTATTATCTAAATCAAGTTTCTTTAATGAAAAACAACCAATCAAGACTGATCTGCCTATTCTGAACCTCGCGTTCAGTGGATCACTTGATGGTGGCTTGATTCCAGGTCTTACAGTGTTTGCTGGTGCCTCTAAGAGTTTCAAGACCCTTTTGGGTCTATATTGCATGAAGGCATATCTGGACAAATACAAAGATGGTATTGCATTATTGTATGATTCAGAATATGGCATCACGCCTGACTACCTAGAAAGTTATAATATCGATACTGATCGTGTTTTGCACGTACCCATCGAAGATGTCGAACAGTTAAAATTCGACATCACTCAGCGTATGGAAGACATTGGCAAAGGTGATCGTATCTTCATTATGATTGATTCGATTGGCAACCTTGCTTCTAAGAAAGAGGTCGAAGATGCTTTGAATGAGAAGTCTGTTGCAGACATGACTCGTGCAAAACAATTGAAATCACTCTTTCGAATCATTACACCTAAACTAACCACACGAGATATTCCGTGTATTGCTATCAACCACGTTTACCAAGAGATAGGTCTATTTCCGAAAGCAATCGTGTCTGGTGGTACCGGAATCATGTACTCTGCCAATCAAGTGTTCATCATTGGTAAATCACAAGAAAAGGATGGCAAAGATCTCGAAGGGTTTAAATTTACTATTAATATTGAAAAATCTCGATATGTCAAAGAGAAGGCTAAACTACCATTTAGAGTCTTATTTGAGACCGGCATCCAGAAATGGTCTGCGCTGTTCGATCTTGCACTTGAATCAGGTCATCTGGCCAAAGGTTCGACACAAGGTTGGTACAACGTAGTCGATATGGCTACCGGTGAGATGGTCGAACCCAAGCGTCGACTTAAAGACATCGAGAATGATGATGAATTTTTTGAAAAATTGTGTGAAGATGCAAAATTCAAGACCTTTGTCGAAAATAAATTTAAATTAGGAACGGGTGATGCTAGAGAAGACGATACTGTCGAATCTGATACTGAATGAGAATTATTACCGCAAGGTTTATCCTTATTTAAAACAAGAATACTTTGAAGATAATTATCACCAAAAGGTATATTCGACTATCTGTGAGTACGTCGAGAAATATCAGGAGCCTCCGTCTAAGGAGGCTTTATCTCTTTCTTTAGATAAGAGAAAAGACCTTAATGAGGATGCTTATCAAGGTGTACAAGATCTAGTAAAGGAACTTGCACTTGACGTAGATACGAACACAGACTTTCTTATCGATGAGACAGAGAAATTCTGCCAAGATAGAGATCTGTTTAATTCGGTTCGTAAATCGATTATGATTCTAGAAGGCGAGGGTGGTGACCTAGATAAAGGTGAGATACCGAAGCTTCTATCTGATTCTTTGGGCGTGTCTTTTGATTCAAGTGTCGGCCATGATTTCCTTGAGCAGAACGATGATCGATACGATTACTATCATAGAAAAGAAGAAAGAATTCCTTTTGATATTGAATTATTGAATCGAATCACCAAGGGTGGATTACCTCGTAAATCGATGACTGTTTTATTGGCTACGACCGGTGGTGGTAAATCACTGGTTAAGTGTCATATGGCATCATCGATGTTGATGCATGGTAAGAATGTTCTATTCATTACTATGGAATTGGCTGAGGAAGAAGTTGCTCGAAGGATTGATGCTAATATTATGGATATCACTCTTGATGAAGTTGGTGAGATACCTCGTGATGTTTTTGAAAAGAGAATGGCTCGATACAAATCAAAAACCCCTGGCAAGATGATCATTAAAGAATATCCTACGGGAAGTGCTCACGTGGGCCACTTCCGACATCTATTGAATGAACTCAAAATGAAGAAGAACTTTGTACCAGATGTCGTGTTTGTGGATTATCTGAATATCTGTGCTTCTTCTCGGGTGAAAGGTGCTGCAGCTGCCAATTCATACACGTTGGTGAAATCAATCGCAGAAGAAGTTCGTGGTTTGGCCATGGAATTCAATTGTTCTGTGGTGACATCATCTCAGTTCAATCGTGACGGATATGGTAACTCCGATGTCGATCTAACCAATACATCTGAATCAATGGGTATCACCCATACAGCAGATTGTATTCTTGGTTTGATTACATCTGAACAGCTAGACTCTATGAATCAATTGATGATCAAACAGCTAAAGAATCGATGGGGTGATCTCAGTTATTATCGACGGTTCCTTGTTGGAATTGAACGGGCCAAGATGAAGATCTACGACCTAGAAGAAAGTGTACAACAAACTATTCACCAAGATTCCGGTGATATCAAGAAACAAGAAGATGACCGCCCAGTGTTCGATAAATCCCAGTTTGGCCAACGGCAGACTGGAGAGAAAGTTTCGAAATTCTCAATAGGAGGCTTGATATGATAAGCGAAACAGATTTTGACTCTTTGATAGACAGCGTAGAGGAAATGGACCAGATCATTCGTGGGGAGAAATCCCCCGGCCGTGTGACAGAGTTCGAAGATGAGATAGAAGAAGAAGTCATTGTACTTGGATCTGCAAAAGCAACAAGAGCTGAGAAGTCTGCTCGCGCTAGGGCTAGGAGACACCAACGTAAATTAATTGTGGCAAAAAGGTGGTCCAATATCTTTGCAAAGTTGCACCGCATGAAAAAGAGTCTCAAGAAGCATAGGTAGATCTGCTGGGATATTATAAATAACTTTATCGCATACGGAGTTATCATGAAAAGTTTCACTATTTTTTTAGAATCATTATCCCCTGCAGATGAGAATCGCTTGGCTCTGGAGATTACTACAGAGATTGATAACGCCATTGGCTCAATTCCCACAGAGATTTCTATCGACGATAGACCTAAGAAATCTAACAGCGCTAAGCTCGGGATTTCTCAGTTGATGGCGGATAAAGATAGAACCAAATATGCTCCGTTAGCAAATGACTTCATATCCTCTCACCCAGACTTAGAGAATGTTTCGGTACCGCCTGCCCGGCGTGAGAAAGATTATGCCTTCAAGCACAAGGACATGGATCGAATTGTCTATGTGAATGTTAGACCGGATGGCAAGCGTTCTGGTGCTGGTGATGACCCACATGAATTGATGACTGCGGCTCTCATGCTGAAATCAAGCATCACTAATCCTACAAACTCGGATGAGATGGATGCTCTGATTGAAGAGGTTCGTGGTAGCTTGGATAAAGTCAAAGGATATAAACAAGGACAGGTTGACAGTCTCGCAGGAGATTATTCAAATCTGGCCAAAGCAGTTTCTGCGGCCCAGGCAATTCATGCTGCTGGTTATGGTGGTGCTGATATGGTCTATCTCACCGGCCAAGCTTGGGACGACGATGTGAAACAATTCCAAATCTCTAAGTACGGCATGAATGACTTTAATTCTTCTGATTTTATCATTAGAAAAGGCAACAAGCACTTGGGTGTCTCTCTGAAGAAAAAGATTCGACTCACCGAAACTGATCCTACTTTAATCAACAAATCATTTTCCACGCTCTTTGCAGACAAGAAGTTTGAAAAGATGATGAAGGATATCGATAAGAAAGCAGGCCTGTTCTATCTTAAAGTCATTGCAAGGGCTAAGAAGAAAGGTGAATTATCTGATGCAATCTTAGCAGACATGAAAAAAGTACGACCCGATACAAAGAACTGGAAACAATATGTTCAACGTATCAACAATGAGATTATCAATGCCGAATTGAGAACATCTCGATCACTCTTTGATCCGATTGCCAAATCGATCATTGCAAATAAAGAGATGATTGGTAACCAGTTAGTACAATTGATTTTCAAAGCAGATTTAAAAGACTTGCAGAAAGTCGATTTCGATTTTACTCTTGTGACAGGTATCGGTGATTATGGCCCCAAGAAAGGTGTTGTAATCGAGAAGGGTGAATACAAAGACATCGATACTGTATCAGAAAAAATAGAAAACCTCGCCTCCAAAGGTGGTGTCGAATTAGATTACACACCAGGCAGTGTACAGGCATTTGAACCTGGATCCACTGCTGCAATGCTACAATTTGACTTGAAACTAGGTGGTGTGGTATTATGTCATATTAAATTGCGATATAAAGGGAACTTTAGATCTGCGCCTTCATTTACTGCAGTGATGAGTGATGAGTTTAAAAACATATACAAGTAAAAAATGTATCATTAAATATACAATGTAAAGGATAAGAAACAAAATGAAGCCATTTAGTTATGATTTGTTTGAGGCAATAAAGGGTAAAGATTTGCGGCACAATTTTGAAGGATGGGATACATTAGAAAAAAATTATTCAGAATGTTTGCAAGATGTATATGTGATGTCCATGGTCGATGGTAAAAAGAACGGAACATATTTAGAGGTAGGAAGTGACCATCCTACATTTAGGAGTAATACTGCTCTGCTTCAAGACAATGGATGGACTGGAATCAGTTTTGATATTAATGAAGAAGCAGTAAAAGAATGGAATTTGGTACGAGGGACTGGTGATGGCGTTGATCTTCCGGTGGGAGGAACCAATAGAGCTTACGCAATGGATGCCACCAAGATAAATTATGATACATTGATGCATAGACATTATGGGGAGCATTGTAGATTTACTCAAAATAATGTGATAGATTATCTTCAATTAGATTGCGACCCACCTGAAGTATCTTATCAGGCAATGCTTAAGATACCTTGGAATTTTTATCAGTTTCGGGTAATTACATACGAACACGATGATTACTTCTATGATGATCAAGATTATAGAACATTGTCGAGAGAATTTTTAACGAAGCGAGGCTATGTATTGGTCGCTCCGAATATATCACCGGATGAAGATAGGTCTAGAGCTTTTGAAGATTGGTGGGCGCATCCCCAGCTTATAGATAAAGAGATTCTAAGAAAAATGACTACATATAATGATGGAAATAAAACACCTATAGAGTATATACTGGGAAACATTTAATGGGCACATTCAAGGATTTTCTTCTTACCGAAGCTAAGAACTTGCATATGACACACCTCGAAGATGCTGTGATCGATGGTGGTGTTAATGGCACTCGCAACGTTATCTTGTATCTCCGTGCTCTCCGAGATATGTTAGCTGGTAATACTAGCGCTGCTGTTTCTATTACAACTAAATGGGACGGTGCCCCTGCTATATTTGCTGGTATTGACCCGTCTGATGGCCGGTTCTTTGTGGCTAAAAAGGGTGTCTTCAATAAGAATCCGAAGCTTTATAAATCAAATGAAGACATTGATAATGATTTGAGTGGTGAATTAAATGATAAATTTAAAGTCGCGCTCGTTGAATTCTCCAAATTGGGGATTGAAGGAGTTGTACAAGGTGATTTCCTCTATACGTCGGACGATATCAAAGCACAAAACATTGATGGCGAACCGCATCTTACTTTCCATCCTAATACCATTGTTTATGCGATACCGGTCGATTCAGACCTCGCTAAAACAATATCAAGATCAAAGATCGGTGTGGTCTGGCACACAACATACCGAGGAGCAGATCTTGAATCAATGTCAGCAAGTTTTGGAAAGGCGATTGTCCCAAACCTCAAAAAAGTAAGTTCTGTGTGGAACGTAGATGCTGTCTTTGAAGACAAATCAGGTACCGCCACATTTACTGCCCAAGAAACAAAAGAATTCACTGCCCTATTATCTAAGGCAGGCTCTCTATTCAAAACATTAAAGAAAGATGTGTTGGAAGGTCTCTATAAAGATTCGGAATTGAATATGAGAGTAAATACTTTCATTAATTCAAAGGTAAGAGAAGGAGCTCCTGTCGGTGATCCTAAGTCCTTTGTTATTGGCTTACGCCGTTTTATTGATGACTATTACAACAAAGAGGCATCTAAACGAGCCTCTCCGAAGGGTAAACAGACACAAGTAGATAAAAAGAATAGTGTCCTTTCTTATTTTAATAAATATAAGGATAAAGACATCGAAAAAGTTTTTGAGTTATATAATATGTTAGTCGATGCCAAACACATAGTGATCGATAAACTGAATACTGTACAGGGTATCAAGACTTTATTGAAGACTTCGAAAGGGTTCGAGGTTACTGGTCAAGAAGGTTTTGTTGCTATTGATCATACTGGTAAGAATGTTTTAAAATTGGTAGATAGAATGCAATTCAGCAGAGCCAATTTCTCTCCAGATTACATAAAGGGATGGCAAAAGTAACTCATGGCTCAATGGAATAAAAAAACTCAACAGTTTTTACCCAACGGTACTTCATTATTTGAAGCGGTTACCTTGGCAGATCGCTTTGGCGCACAGGCCGACTGGAGACCCTCATTTACTTCTAAGAATCGTCTCAAGGTTTCCAATCCTAAGACGATGTTTCACCACACATTTTCACACGTGGTTGAAGATGATTCCTGGCTCCAAGAGTTGGGTGGTACAGCTGTAATCTATATTGCTAACGATAGCCCAACTCCTGAGACGTTTGATCCTCTTAACCCAGGCATCTACAAAGTCACAGAAAACACTGCTGTAGCCGTAGTCAAAGCTGCAAATGATTTTATTCGAAGAGAAACATCAAACGTTATTTCTTATATTCCAGGCAAAGAACAATTTGTCACAATGGCATGTAGATTCGATATTCCTGTTGCAGACATCACTCGTCGAATCGGTATCTATAATGACGAAAACGGAGCTTTCTTTGAGGATGATGGTACTGGCGATTACTTTCTTGTCATTAAAAAGAATGGCGTCGAGACTGTTCGAGTAGGTAGAAATGCTGGAGAATGGAATGGCGATGCGCTTACCGGTGACGGTAGATCTCAAATTATAGCTAATCCTATTACACAACAATTGCTTGGTATCGAATACGAATGGTATGGATCGGGTCAAGTGAAGTTCGGTTACGTGATCGACGGCGAGTTTCATGTTATCCATACTGTAAATAACGCCAACTACACCGTGGGTACTTGGACAAAGACTCCATTTTTACCATTGAGACAAGAATTAATTGCATCTGGTACCTATACTGGGCCATCTCAGTATTTCTATCTGTCCTCTAGTTCTGTAATTGCAGAAGGTGGTATTGAAGATATTGGTTCAATTCATAACGCAGAAAATGGTTTAGATTTTGTGTCTAGTTCACCTCTAGTAGAAATCGATACCACAACAAATAATTTAATCAATGCAAAAACCTTCTATCCGTTAATTTCTCTTCGGCTAAAACCTATTGCACTTGCAGCCGCTGTAAGAATTATGGAACTGCAAGTATCTTCTGTAGATAATACGAATCTCTATTTCATGATGATTCGTAATGGTACTCTTACTGGAGCAACTTTTACAGATCCAGGTGAAACGTATAGTGCTGTAGAAATTGATACTGCTGCTACTGATGTATCTTTTACGAAAGACAATATTATATTTTCCGGAGCAGCACTATCTGGAAGTAGTAGTCCAATACAGTTTCTTGAAAGCGCACGTTATCAGCTTAAAAGAAAATTTGCGACAAACACTTTTTCTGCTTTAGAATCAGATACAGTAACAATTGTAGCTGCAGCGACATCTCCTTCCAAGACGGGCATCGGCCAGGTATCATGGTCTGAATTATATTAATAAATTATGGGCAACATTTTATTACTGACTGACATTCTTGAACAAAAAATTCGAAAAGAAAAAGAATTAGAATATTATCAGCAAGAATTAGAAAAGCTACAACAAAAGATGTGGTGGCTTAATAAAGAAATAGAGATCACGAATCTCTGTATTGAAGTGATAGAGACCGAAAAGGCAGATCTCGTCTCTGGTAGATTATTGAGTAATAATGAGAATAATGAACATTGAAAAGAAAATCATACAGATATGGATAGGACCTAATCCTGCTCCTATCAAATGGATTCAGACTTGGAAAGATAAACATCCAGATTGGAATCATATCCTTTTTACCGATGAAATGCTTAAAGCCCGTAAATGGAAAAATCAGCATTTAATTGATCAATACTATCAAATGAAAAAGTGGCCTGGAGTATCTGATTTAATTAGATACGAATTGCTCTATGAGCAGGGTGGATTCATGCCAGAGGCAGATTCTCAGTGTTTGGAAAGGGTCGATGAGCTATTCACATCACCACCCGAACACGCTTATACCTGCTGGGAAAACGAAAAGGCAAAGCCTGGGTACGTGTGTCCTGTCTTAGCAGCAAATCCCGGTAATAAATTCTTAAAAGATATCATTGATATACTACACGCAACGAAACCCGAACACTTAAAACCTGAACCATTCCGATCTACTGGTAATCTATTCCTAGCAGGATTGATTCCAAGATATAGACACATGCTTACAATTTGGCCTTCTCATTTCTTTGTTCCTCAATGGTACGTTGGGCCTAGATATGATGGACCAGGTAAGATTTATGCCGATCAATTCTGGGGTTCTACAGGCCTTTTTAAGAATGTCAAAACCTATGATAAAGGAACTACATAATGTATCTTTCAAAAAAACACAAAGTCATTTTCATAAGATCACCAAGATCCGCCGGAAGTTCGGTTATGGAATTTTTAATCGAAAATTTAAAAGACGATGAGGCCATTCACACAGGTTGTGAAGATGGGAATCAAATAGCCGATACACTACCGAGCAGTATAAAAAAAGCTATGATTGTAAACGGGACTAAACCTATGGAAATCAAATTCATGGGTCTGGATGATATTCTAGCTTATATCAACATTGTAGATGAAGACAATTTAGAAGACTACAGAGTGTTCACGATACTGAGAGATCCTGTCGACAGACATCGTTCGATGTACAACTCTCTAAAAGAAACATGGAGCAGAGATATCCCTACCATGCTGGACGAATATCATTACTTGGCCGGGTCACCAGGCGGAATTGCAAGTCATTTTAAAAATGATACAGGTGGTTCTATCAAGGTAACAGACCAAATGTCGTACAGGGGACAATTATATGGTCGTGTTTATCTATTACCTTTTCTTGAAGACCACTTACGTGATTTACTCGAAGATTTAGGTTTACCGTTAGTGCACGAATTGCCTAAATACAAAAAAGAAGAAAATGAATATTCTCCGTTACCGTTTGATTATGAAACGATAATGGCAATGAAAAAATATTTCAAGAATGATTTCAATCTCTATTCGAGATTAAGGATTACAGCGGATGAAACCAACAAAGACTTTTATTCTAAGACATTCAAACGAAAAGAGTCATGAATATGCGGCAGTCGCAGCCAAATCTTGTGACGATGTCGGAATAAAATGGGAATATTTTAACGGTTATACAAATATGATCGGTAAGGATGCTTGGGTAGCAACTGGCATTCCTATGAAATGGAAATATTCTGGTGGTGATAAGCCTCTATGGGTAAACAACGAAGATATGCTTGAAGCCCATAAAGCGAACTGCGCAAGCGCCGGTCATGCTGCTATGTGGAAAAAGATTTCTCATGGAACAGATGAAGCTGTGATCATTCTGGAGCACGATGCCTTATTATTGAATTCGGTCGATATCGATGTACCTGATTATCACATTGGTGTTTTGGGCTATAAGGTAAAGGATCCTAAGAAATACGACCACGTTAAGGCCGGATCTCCAGATAAATGGGTATCGATTGATGGTCATGAAGGTGCCCATGCATATACAATCACAAAGAAAACTGCTTCATATTTGGTCGAAGAAATAGAACAAAAAGGAGTTCTAGGAGCTGTCGACAACGCATATTTCATTAGAGGACAAAGAAAAACAAGAATGCCTCTTTTGATAGCATCATCACCACCAGCTATAGGTTGGCTCAGAGAGTCGACAATATGGAAATCTGGTTCTGCTAATTCAAATTATAAATTTATTGATGGATTCCAGAGGTTTTACAAGGAATAAATAAAGGTATAAAAACATTTAAGTGGTTCATATGTCATATCTAGAAGAAGTTCGCAAAAAGAAATATCGAGAAGCTAAAGCTGTAGTGGTCAATAAAGAAGATGATCACGACGATACCGAGCTTGACGCCGACGATAGCGATACTAAAAAAGAACCTAAGGCTGAAAAACCTAAGAAGGGTGATAAAAAGAAGAAAGGCAAGAAAACAATTGCCTTCAAAGAATTTGATCCAGCCAAATACATCGAAATAAATCCTGTTACTGAAGCCACAGAAGGTGATAAGGCAGTAGTTACTACATTTGGTAGGATGAACCCACCTACTAACGGTCACGAAAAACTTGTGTTCGCAATGAAAAAGCAAGGCCGTAAACGTAAGGCGGATGTAGCAATCTACCTATCCCACTCACAAGACGCTAAGAAGAATCCTTTAGGTTATAAGGACAAAATAAAATATACTCAGCAGGCGTTTGGTGATATCATACAGAATTCTAAGGCAAGAAATATAATCGAAGTTCTGAAAGAGCTCGATTCCAAATACGCATTGGTCACAATTGTTGTAGGTTCTGATCGTGTGAAAGAATTTGATACTCTTGCCAACAAATATAACGGTAAAGAATATAATTTCAAATCAATTGAAGTTGTCTCTGCTGGCGAACGCGATCCAGACTCCGAAGGTGTTGAGGGTATGTCTGCATCTAAGATGCGCAAACTTGTCGCTGATGATAACTTCCCTTCATTCCACATGGGTCTGCCAGACCGTATAGTCAGAACGCCAAAAGTTGCAAGAAAGATGTTCAACACCATCCGTGATGAGATGGGCCTCAAAAAAGAAGAGTCAATTGATTTTGATGAATTGCTTAAGAGTGTTCGTGAAATGGATGACATCGTCAACGAAGAAGAGGTTGATGAAGCTTTGAATCCGGCTCAACGCCGAGCCCGAAGTCTCCAGATGAAGAAGATGTCCAAACAGATTGCGCGTAAGAGAAAGCAATCAATGAAGAAGCAGGCCTCTCCCGAAAAATTGAAGGCACGTGCAGAAAAGGCAGCAAGAAACTTGCTAAAGAAAAAGATTGCTGCTGGTAAAGACACAGGTGATTTGTCATTTTCCCAGCGACAAAAGATTGACGATAAAGTTAAAAAGATTGGGGGAGCTAAATTAAAGACTCTTGCCAAGAAGTTATTGCCTCAGATTAAGACAAAAGAAAAAGAACGAATTAAAGCAATGCGTTCGAAAAAAGAAGAAGTCACAGAACTGATGGATGCAGTAGAACATTATATGTCTACTGAGATGCTCGAAGAACATCGTCATGCCAAGATCTACACAAGACCGCACCAATTGATGAAACAAGATCATTCGGTGAAAATCGATTACCGCTTCAAAACATTTAGAAAATGGAAGCCCGTTGTCGAACCCGCACCTAGTACAGATCAGGTCGACTCTCCCGAGCCGGAACTTGATGAAGAGGATCCTTGTTGGGATGGATATCAGCAAGTAGGCATGAAGAAAAAGAACGGCAAGAAAGTTCCTAATTGTGTCCCCGAAGAACTCGAAGAAGGGGTCAATGTCGAAGAAGGGGTCAATGATCCAGCGATATTCAAAGCAATATTCTTGGCTGGCGGCCCCGGTTCTGGCAAATCATTTGTCGTAGGTAAGACTGCCTTATCCGCCCTTGGAATGAGGGTAGTCAACGTTGACGATGCATTTGAATTGGCAATGAAAAAGGCAGGACTTTCTTTAAAGACCGATACTTTTACTGATAAAGGTCAAGAGCTTCGAGGTAAGGCTTCAGATCTTACCGGCAAGAAACAAGAAATGTTCTTAAAGGGTCGCCTAGGACTGGTCATTGATGGTACCGGAAAAGATTATAAAAAAATCAAAGAACAAGCTGATATCCTTAAAGAATTAGGTTATGATGTAGGTATGATCTTTGTTAATACGGATAGAGATACTGCATTAAAGAGAAACGCTCAAAGAGAGCGATCCCTGCCACCAAAAGCAGTGGACAAGATGTGGCAGGATGTTCAGAAAAATCTGGGCCGATTCCAAGGTTATTTCAGAAAAAATTTCATCATTGTTGATAACAGTGTGGGCGCTAATTGGGAAGCTGGAACTCAAAAGGCGTACAAATGGGCTAATAAGTTCACGCGTACGCCTCCTACCAGCCCAGAAGCAACCAAATGGATCAAACAAAGAAGTGAGTCCATAGAAGAAGATTTTGGCGCTGATGGTCTCTTGATGAAGCTTGTTCCTTGGATCGCAAGATGGGCTGATACAAAAACACACAAGAAACAATATGCTCGAGCAGTTCGTACATTCCTAGATTTACGAAAAAAGAATCCGAAACATGCAAGACAAAATCTTGTGAAGGCAGCCCAGATCAACAATGTGGATACAAGAGCCCTTGATAAATTCTTTAGAGCAATGGTTGACAAAGGACTCATGCCTGCTCATTTAATTAACTACCATCCGACATTCATGACAAAAGCATGGACTGAAGAAGGTGGGGCAGGAGAAGAAGGCACGGATAAATTAGTAAAAAGATATAAATCCGACACGCCTGGAGAATAACCAATGGCATCTACATTTAAACTTTACGCAGATAAAATGGGGGCTACAGATCCTACCACATATATCGGTAGAGAGGGAGATATTTTCTACAACCCAGAGCTCGGTTCTTTAAGACGATCTGATGGCACAACACCTGGTGGTGTGTCGGTCACCGAGGCCGGTTTAGATGTACAAGATGATACGCTGACTAATGAATATTACATATATGTCGGCAACCCAGTTAATAAATTATCAGCTATCCAAGATTATCGTCAGGCAAATACTGGGTTGGTTTATGACCAAGAATTTGCGTATTTAGATCAAGCGTTTAAATTTGTTATGGAAAATCCTATAGATGAAGTTGGTACTATAGATCCTAGTTATGGAAACACTCAACGTAAGGCGGTTTGGGTTATCGCCTTAGAAGAAAGTGTTACCCACATTCCCAATCCAACCACTGATTACGATAGTTTTGATCTATGGAATGTAAATCATCAAATATTGTTGCTCAATCAGAATGCGTTAAATCCAACACCTGCAACAGCAGAATGTTATGCTGTCATAGACGCTACCCTTAAATTGTGGGGGATACCTCTGTTTCAACCCGCAACAAAAGATCTAAAATTTGCTAAGAGGTTAAGTGCAACGGATTGTCATATTAGAACTGCTAATAATAGTCAAGGGTTTGCCCCAACGATTTTCGAGCATGATGTCCATACATATCATGGCTATTCACAATTATATAATTGTGAGTTTAAACCTACTGCCCCAGGCGGGCGGTCTATCAGCGCTTTGGATAATTCAATGGTGGATGTTGAGGTTGCCGCTCTTGATGAAACAAACGGCAGCCTGCAAGTTTTTGCCAACTCTGGATCGGTAATAACGGTTGATTCGAATAATAACAATCTTTCATTGAACGGAGTGAATTGCTGGGACAATTCGATGATTAAGTTTAGTGATGCTATAACTACTAGTAACAGCATCACTGTCAGAAATAGTGAAATTCATATATTAAGTAGTTTAACATTTAATGGAGCTTCAGCACGTTTTAATTTAGGACAAGGTAGTAAAATAACATATGGATCCGTGAATGCGGTACTAAGCACATCTCATATTATGGGTGGAGATTCTATATCGCACCCTGATGCTCAGCCATTCCTAGATTTATCAGAAGCAAGCTGGAAAGATGGCGTCAAAACTATTAACGCTGGAGCTGGATATAATCAAATAGGCCAATATAGAGGCACCTTTAGATTACCTAACATTGACACTACCGCTCGTAATTCACTAACAGCCGCAAATGGTGATATGATTTACAACACCACTGTCGGTAGATTGCAGGGCTATCAATCCGGTGCTTGGATTAACATAGACGGAACCTAGGACTAAAATGGCAACAACGTTTAAGCTTTATGCAGATAAGATGGGCGCGACCGATCCTACAGCCTACATCGGTAGAGATGGGGATATTTTCTATAATCCAGACACGGGCTCATTAAGACGATCCGATGGAACAACGCCTGGTGGTGTCGCGATAGCTACCGGAGGTGGTGGTGGGGATCTCGTTGATGATCTCACTCCTCAATTAGGTGGCACTCTTGATATCAATGGACAAGAAATCACTGGCGGTTTAATTCCATCTGCAGATGTTACTTATGATCTCGGCTCGAACACAAATCGATGGAAAGACCTTTATCTTTCAGGTAGCTCGATTGATTTGGGTGGTGTCACCATTTCATCAAGCGCCGGGAAAATTGATCTTCCTGCTGGCAGTACAATCGGTGGGTCTGCTGCAGATCCTATTGTTCATGGTCTTGCAGCCACAATTGCTCAAGATGGTGTCGTACCGTTAAATTTAACTCCCGAATTCCAAGGCGGAATTAAAGTAAATTTATTCGAAGAGCCAAGCCCAGGTATTCCTATTGAGGTTGATGGGAATCTCAATGTAAACAATTCAATATCTGTAGTAGGTACAATAGATCTTCCCAATTCTACACTAACAGCTAATAATGTCGTGTCTTCATTCACCTCTGCTGGTGATTTGACAGCCACTGCGTTGAATACACATACGGTCCCGGCTGGAACATCAACACTAGCATTAACATCTGACATCCCTGTGACACCCAATGAGGATTACGTCATTATTGCGCCAGGTGTGTCGAGTATCGATGTCGCTGCTGCTACAATTGCCCACGGTTCTTTTGTCACAACTGATGAAACTGTTCCGGTTGTTATCAATCCTTCCGTTACAGTAACTTCTGGATTCACGGGCATTAAAATTGAAATCTCTATGGTAGGATGGGATCCAAACAACGGTGCAGACGAAATTTATCTACATCTTGAAAGAGAAGTCAATGGTGCAAGTACCACCAAATTAAAAGAACTCTTATTTCCAGCTGCGAACCAATTTTTCGGACCAGTTAATTTTGTTCATATTGATGTACACGGTGCCACTGCTGGTGATACTGTATCGTATAAATTAAAGGTAAGTACAGTCAGCGGCAGTAGTTCATTTAGATTGGTCACTGGTGTCTCAGGTGATTCGGTTTATATTAAAGAAATTCCATAATGGCTTCTACCTTTAAAATTGCAGCCGATAAGATGGGGGCCACAGACCCCTATTCTTATATCGGCAGAAAAGGTGATATCTTTTATGATCCAGAATTCGGTGAGCTCCGTATAAGTGATGGTGACACACCTTATGGCCTAGGTCTGCAGGCTGGTATAGGAGCATCAACACCGACAATCAATCAAGTATTACAAGTAAATAATACAGCCTCACTCGAAGCATTATTTGCTGGCGGCATTCGATTTGAATCAGTCGAATCTCTCGAAGGATTAAACCCGATCTCATTCGATGCTGATGTGACCATTGAACCTGGTCGAACCTTATCCGCTGATACAACATCATTTAGTAATCTGAATGGATTGACAATTCCAACCGGTCCGGGCACGGTAGCACTTCTATCTAATATTGCGGGATCCGGTACTGTGTTAGAGGCTGTCTCTGACGATCCTGCTCCTATTTTGGGTGGTAACCTATCACCAGATCAATATAAAATTAAAAATTTATCGTATGGTGTTTCTGGTGTCATCATAGAACAAAATGGTGTAGGAAATCCAGGTCTTGTTGTGAACAATTCAGCTGGAAATCCAGTGTTGACAACCTCTGATGAATCTGTTATAATAAAGGATAATTCTTGGCCTACTACAGATGGTGCTGCAAAACAAATATTGACCACCAATGGAGCTGGACAGTTATCTTGGGAATATCGTAATCCGTTCACAAAATTTTACTTTCATTACGGAACTACCCCAGGCACTTCTGTATTGGATTCAGACACTTTAGGTGTGGCAGTAGGAGCGTGGCAAGAGATCAATTTCGCCAATGCTGGTGGAAGTGGCAATATAGGAGATCACGCACCCAGTTCTGCCGATTTTGATCCAACATTATCCGGCGTGAATATTAATGGAACCACTGGTGTATTCTCAGGTTTCACTAAAGGCACATATGAGATATCATTAGAACTTAGAACCTATAATGCAACTTCTCAGGCTGAATTAAGAACTGTTGAGATACAATCCGGTACTAAAACCATACAAGGAACCTATTTCTACCCAGGTCAAACAACAAGTAATTATAATGATCCAATAATTATAAATATTAGAGGATTATTTACATTCGAAGATAACAATTCTGCATCTAATAATTTTCAGATAAATCTTCCGAGTGAACAAAGTTTTGGGTTCTATATAATAGAATCTATTTTATCGATCGTTCGATTAACATAACGGAGAATATAATGAACGAACTAGAAACAGCTTTCATGGAGAAGCTCTCAGATAAAGCTGCTAATATGTCACCCGAAGAAAAGAAGGCAATGGAGGTCATTCAAAAAGCGTGGTCTGGTCTTTCTTCTTCTGAGAAGTCTAAATTCATCATGGCATATGCCAAGAATCCCTCTCAGGCTATAGATCATATTATGAAGGGACTGAAGAAAGAAGATTTGGAATTGGGTGAAGATAAAGAAGATTTGGAAGAGATTATTGGTAAGATTATTAAAAGATTCTCCACATCAGGTCGTGCTGACGCTGCTGAAAAGAAAGCAAATGCACTCGAAAAGAAGGCAAAAGACAGAGAACGTCTGAAGAAGGCCAAGGAAAGAATTGCAGCTTCTAAGAAGGCTGAACGTGAACGTAAAATGAATAAAGAAGACCTTGATGAAGCTAAGAAGCCTTCAGATGATGAGATGATCGATGTAATGGGTCTTGCAAAGAATTCTAAAGAGGCAGTTAAGCTCATTCAGAAGAAATATAAGATGGATGCTAAAACCGCTGAGGCAGAAGTTAAGCGACTGTTAAAGAAACTTCTTGGTGAATCACTCAGGAAAGATATTGCTCAATTATCTGCTAAGTTCCCTGAAGGGTCTGAGGTCACTATGAAGCATAATGGCAAGAAAGGCAAGGTTCTTTCTGTCGGCAAAGATCATGTGATCGTGGGTGTTGGTAATAAGACACATACTCATAAGCCCGACGAGCTGATTCCAGAATCATTAGACGAATATGCAAAAGAAAATCCAATGATCATGAAGCTGAAAGGTAAGAAGGTCGAACTCTTAAAGACCGGCAGTTCATTTAAACCAACATTTACCCTCACTGTTGATGGAAAAGAAGAAGGTAAATTCGGTTCTGAAAAAGATGCTATGAAGCATTTTGCTAAAATGACTAAAGAAGATGTAGAAGAGTCTTCATCACAATACGGCAAGTCAGTTGAGCGTATTAAGGATAACAAGAAGAAGTCAAAAATCAAGCCTGGTGAGTTGGATAAACTATCTCGCTTAAGAGATATGATGAAAAAAGCTAATGAAGAACTTGAAGAAGCGCGTGTTGAAGCTGTTCCTCAAGATGCTCCCCTAAAGGTTAAGAAGGATCAACAGGTTCTTTCCTATACCACCCGAGGTGGTCAGAAAATGAAGGTCGCCGTAGCCAAGGACAAGGCTTTTGCTGCTCTGGGTCATTATCGCAAGATGGGCATGACTAATGTTCAATTAGAATCCACAGAATATGAAACCAAAAGTTTCACTTCCTTTATTGAAGGCACTGTAGATCGAGAGAAGTTAGTCAAAGTATTTGACAAATTGAAAAAAGGTTCAACCGTCAAAATCAAGTCTAATGACTCCATCAAGAAGGGTGATGACTACATTGAATTTGTTGTTAAATC